CATTATGGCTCAACACGTTCGTGGCGACTCTTCTCCTAACGAGCGAGGCTTCTACACCACGGACACATTTAAGATCGTGGTAGCCGTGGCCGATCTCAATCGCCTGCTCCCAGACATGATTGCTAACCCAACCAACCACGTAAAAGACCACGTGATATTTAACCAAATTGTCTTTCGCCCTATGCAAGTTAACCCTCTAGGACGATACGCCGAACGGTATAGTGTGGTCCAGATTGACTGCAATCAAATCAACCCTGAGGAATTGCAGAACTATCCACAATTCCAAGACTACGCAAATTAGAAAGGCGTGCCATGTCAGACGAGACAACAACACCTGCAGTTGATACAACCGCTCCAGCAGCGGATGCAACTGCGACAGACGCAACAACAGCACCAGCAGCAGATGCAACCGATGCACCAGCAGCGGATGCACCAGCAGCAGATGCTCCTGTAGCAGATGCTCCTGTAGCAGATGATGCAGCAGCAGATGATTCAGACGCAGATGATGCCGATGATGAAGATGATGAAGATATTGACTTCGACGACTTCGATGACGAAGACGACGAGGATGACGCTGAATAAGAAAGGCTAACAATGGCTAAGAAGGCAGCCCCTAAAAAGGGTAAGGTGGAAAAGGTAATGGCCGAATACAAGGCTGGAACTTTGCACTCTGGATCAAAGACTGGTCCAGTAGTGACATCTCGCCGCCAAGCCTTGGCCATCGGAATTAGCGAAGCAAAGAAGGTTAATAAGTAAGTGGTGTTATCTAAGTTACAACCCGCACCACTTACGTATCCTAATGGAGGTGGATTAAAAACCATGGCAAATAAGAAGCCAGAATCACATAGGCTAGAAGTAGAAGCCCTTGCTAAAAAGCATGAGGCTGAGATGGCTAAACTCAAAGAGAAACATGCCAAGATGACTGCACCTATGGGGGCAAAAAAGAATGGCTAAGACCATCAAGATTAAAGGCGAAGGCCATACAATTAAGAAGAACAAAAAGGGCGATGTCATTGTTGACCATGCAGGTAACAAGGGCAAGTATGACAAAATTGACCTAACCAAGAAGACAAAGGGTAAAGTCAAGACCATCGACCAAGGCGTAAAAGCCACTAAAGATTGGCATAAGAAAAATGGCTAAAGCAAAGTTAGGTTCAGGAGCCCGCTTCAAGAAAGTTGAAGAAGAGGCAAAGAAGTCTGGTGCTAAGAATCCTGCTGCAGTTGCAGCGGCTGCTGGCATGAAGAAATATGGTAAGGCTAAAATGGAGAAGATGGCGCAGGCTGGAAAGAAGAAGTAACATGGCTAAAACACCAGCATGGCAAAGATCTGAAGGACAAAATAAAAAAGGCGGATTAAACGCCAAAGGTCGTGCATCTCTTAAAGCGCAGGGTCACGATATTAAGGCTCCTGTAAAAAAAGGTGACAATCCTCGTCGTGCATCATTCCTGGCTCGCATGGGCGGAATGCCAGGTCCAGAGCGCAAGCCTAATGGTGAGCCAACACGTTTGCTATTATCTCTTCAGGCTTGGGGTGCATCCTCAAAGGCTGATGCCAAAAGCAAAGCAGCCGCTATCTCAAAGAGGAATAAAAATGGCAAGTAAGAAGACAGACCCTTGTTGGGATGGCTACACTCAAGTTGGTATGAAGATGAAGAATGGTAAGAAAGTACCGAACTGTGTTCCAGATCGTTCTGGCAGGATTCCAAACTCAAAACCTAGAAAGAAAGTGAGCAAGTAGATGTGTCTCAAGTGTGGTTGTGGCTGTGCCAAGGGCAAGCCAGCAAAAGGATGTAAGTGCACCTGTGCATCATGCAAGGCTGCTCGTGCTTCTAAGAAGGCCAAGTAATGGCTGACGGTCTATCTCCTAAGCAGAAGAAGATCGCTGCTATGGGCGGTAATCCAAAGAAGATTGATGCTGCAGATTTTGCTGCTCTCCGTAAGGGCAAGAAAGCGTCAGCGCCTAAAAATCCTAAGATGATTACCAATCGTAAGAAGGGCATGTAATGGCTAAAAAGATGTCAGATGCTGCTCAAGATGCCAAGGTAATGAAGGGTATGTCTCCAAAGCAAAAGGCGGCCTTTGAAAAGGCTGACAAGAAGATGGATAAGAAGAAGCCATCTCGTGCAGCGGATGAAAAGATGGACAAGGCTCTAGCCAAGAAGATCAAGAAAGAAAAGAAGTAAGACTTAGCCCCACGAAAGTGGGGCTTTTTCTTTATCATTGCAACATCAGGTAACCGCTGCGGTTCCTGACCACTGTTCCCGCAGGTTGCGAAAAGGGGTTGTGATGGCACATAAGCCATGGTACGAACAAGTTGCTGAAATGAACAATCAGCATGAACGTGAAGAGTTCATGCGGGGTATGTTCGGCTTTCGTCCTAAAGAAAAACAGCCAATCTTCGCAGCACTACTCGCAGGTTATATCGGCGGTAAAGTTGCGAAGGGCAAAAAGAAGAAGTGACAAGCCCACACCACATCTCAGTACACCACGCAGCCCGCGATACCTCTCGCTACATGTCAGCCCAACTTCGTGCAGAAGCACGAGCATCAGGCTGGCCTCATAACATTGTCCGTGGACTTCATGTCCGCTACACCCCTAATGATGGCTTTACTGCCCACGTCCATCCTGACCATTTTGATGAGGCGCAAGATCTTGAGTACGGCACTCCAGGAACTCGACCAACTTATGCTATTCGCCGTTTTTCAAATCGCCTTAGCGAATCTGAAGAGTTTCTTACTGAGCGCATTTTTGCCCATCTAGGGGGCGGATTATGACTTTCCTTCTTTCAGAGGATGAGGCTCTTCGCAATCTCCTCAAGGGCATGAAGGTAACCGATCAGAAGTCCAACGCACAAGGTGCAAGCACCCGCGATGTGGGCGTATGGTTTGGACAACCTTCTCAAGAAATTAGAGACCAGACTTACCCATACATCACCATTGATATGGTGGACGTTTCTGAGGACTTCAGCCGTTCTATGCGTGGACTGGTTAAACCAGACTATCTTCCAGACCCAAGCAAGTTACCTGACAACACAACTGTTTATGATCCAGAGACCAACGACTGGTATATCCATGTACCTATTCCAGTCAACATTGACTATCAAGTAACAACGTATGCACGTGAGCCTCGCCATGACCGCGAGATCCTCTCACAACTTATGTACACCAGACTACCCCTGCGATTTGGTGTGCTACAACCTAACGACAACACAGTTCGTCGTCTTGATGTTCTGGATATCTCAAAGCGAGATATTACAGAAGCAGGTAAGCGTTTATTCGTAAACGCATTTACGGTGCGAATCTCCAGTGAGATCGCGCCAGAACTATACACGGCAGTCTATAAGGCACTCGAAGTCGATATGACAGGCTATAAAGATCAAGTCCGAGGTGGAACTGATCCTAACTTTACGCCTATTGATCCGATCACAATAACGAACTAATACGGAACCCACCCACAACAAGACAGGAGAAAGAATGACTTACGGTCGTCCAGGTGTCTACCTAACAGAGACACTACTTCCAGCACCTCTCGCACAGGGAGTTGCCACAAGTGCTGCTGGTGCAGTTGCTGCGCCATTTGCACAAGGTCCTGAGATTGTGACTCGCGTTCAATCTTGGACAGAATTTACATCAAAGTTTGGTGGCTACAACGCTGCATTCCCTGCAGTCTTTGGCGTCGCTCAATTCTTTAATAACGGTGGACGTGAACTCTACGTCAAGCGCATCCTTCACAGTGATGCCGCAGCCGCTACAGTCTCAGTAGAGACATCAGGCAATGCAGTAGTTGCTACCTTTACAGCAAAGAACCGTGGTGCAGATGGCAACAACCTCCGCATCAATGTCAAGGCTGGAACAGTTGCAAGCACCTACACAGTTGAGGTCTATAAAGAGGGTGTTGCAGGAACTGCGATGAACATCACCAACGATGTACTTCTAGAGCGCTACGAAAACCTCGTATTCTCAGATCCAACATCATCAAGTTATGCTGGAACTGTCATTAACAATACTGCAGGCTCTTCAGTCACAGTAAGCGCGTTGGCTTCAGGTACACCTGTTCTTACAGTCTATCCACTCACAGGTGGAGCAGATGGATCAGCAGTTGTTGCTGGAGACTTCACATCGTATGCAGCAACAAGTGCATCAGTGTGGAATGAGTTCTCATCCCTTAATCGTGCTCTCGTTATGTTTATCCCACAGATCAACGACATCCTTGTCTCTGGTCAAGTTGGCGTTATCAACGATGCAATCTCATGGGCGCAGTCAAACAATGGCTTCTTTGTTGCAGAAACTCCTGCTGGAAAGTCAGCAGATGAAGCAATCGTTTACGCACAGGGTTTGACAGCAAGCAGCAATGCCGCTGTCTACTATCCAAATACTTACATTGCTGATCCAATTGGTCGTGGTAGCGGAGCAATTCGTTTGATCGGTCCATCTGCAGCAGTTGCTGGCTTGTACTTGAACACCGATGCTACACGCAGCGTGGCCAAGGCTCCAGCAGGTATGAACTTCCCTCTTGCTGGTGTTATCTCCGTAGAAAAAGCATTTACCTCTACAGAACTTGATAACCTAAATCTAGGCTTGCCTACAGCAGGCACTGGTTCAGTTGCTCCAGTCAACGCCATCCGTCAACTTCCAGGTGCTGGAATTGTTGTCATGGGTGCTCGTACACTTCTTCAAGATGGAACAGCAAACAAGTATGTCAACATGCGCCGTTCACTCATCTACGTTGAGCAGAACTTAAAGAACATCGCACAGTTTGCAGTCTTTGAGAATAACGATGAACGTCTATGGGCTCGTATTACAAGCACATTTAGTTCATTCCTTAATGACTACCGTAATCAGGGTGGACTTCGTGGTGGAACCCCAGCCCAGTCTTATTACGTTCTCTGCAACGCAACAAACAACACAGCATCATCTATTCAAAACGGTATAGTCAACATCCAAGTTGGCGTTGCCCTTGAATATCCTGCTGAGTTCGTAGTAATCAACCTCAGTCAAATGACCATGGCGTAATCCAGAAGGAGATCATAGATGCCAACAATTAATAATAACCGATCATCGCTTGCGACCGATCCGTTACGCAACTTTAGGTACCTAGTTACCTTCACACCACTTACAAATGTTAATGGAACAGCAAACACTAACACGGCTATGACTAACCTTGCTACGCCTCCAGTATCATTTGGTTTTACCTCTATCTCAGGAATGTCTATCACAACTGATTCAATTCCTTACCGTGAGGGTGGTTACAACACCACCGTTCACCAGATCCCTGGTCAGACAACTTTTGCTCCAATCACATTCCAGCGTGGAGTGATCCTTGGAACAAGCACCAACTGGGACTGGATGAAGAACCTCTTCGCCACAGTTCAAGGTGGAGGATCGTCTCGCGCTGCGGGAGATAACTTCCGTTGCGATATCGAGATCAAGGTATTGGCTCACCCAGTTCCAACAGGTGCAGTAGTAGATGCAACTGGCGGCACACCTGCAACACAGTCAGCAACTGACGTTGTTGCGATGCGCTTCATGGTCTACAACGCATGGCCAACATCTGTCTCATACTCAGATCTCAACGCTGGTGACAACGCGCTGCTCGTAGAGCAGATGTCTGTTGTTCACGAAGGCTTTGATATCTCATGGGGAGATAAAGTAAGTGAGTCTGCTGACCCATTTGGTACAGGACCAGGAACATCAGCAGCAACTAAGAACACTGGTAACGGTGGCGTAGGCGCTGCACTTTCTCAGTAACAACTAACAAAGGAATATAATGTCGCAAACAATTAGTGCAGTCTCTAATCCAGACTTGGCAAACAACTTAGTGAAAGACGCTCTTAAAGAGGTCTCTACAGAACTAGAACCAACAATAGTTCCTCCTTCGGATACAACTGTACAACTTCCTGGCGGTTACATTACAACCGCTGGGGAGTTGCTACAGACCGCAGAGGTTCGAGAGTTAACTGGTCGAGATGAGGAAGCAATTTCTAAGGCCTCTAACGTTGGAAAAGCCCTTCTAACTATCTTAGAACGTGGAACCGTCAAAGTTGGAGACTTAAAGGCTGATGACAAGATTCTTGATCACATGCTTACAGGTGACCGTGAGGCAATTCTTCTAGGAATCCTTAAGGCAACGTTTGGAACAACTACAGATATGTCAATTTTCTGTGGTGGTTGCAATGACTTTAAGAATGTAACTGTAGATATCAACGAAGATATCAAGACAAAGATTCTTACAGATCCTATTGGAGACAGAATTTTTACAGTCAGCGGTAAGGCTGGAGATATTGAGGTACAACTTCCAACTGGAATCGCCCAAAAAGAATTGATCAATAATGCAGATAAAACTCCTGCAGAGATGAACACAATTCTTCTTGAGAAGACAGTCTTGAAGATTAACAACTCACCCGTCTACAGCAAGATCCAGGTTCAGAACCTACCTGTTGTAGATCGCAAAAAGATTATTGAAGAGATCAATCAGCGTGTTCCTGGTCCACAATTTGATGATGTGACTATGGAATGCCCAGATTGTGGAAGTGAGGTAACGATATCCATTAACTTGGGTACGTTGTTTCAGTTCTAACATAGTGCCGTATGTTCAGTTGTTTGCTGAATGGGCGGCCATATCGGAGATATACGGTAGTTGGACATTGACTGAGATCAAGGAGATGTCCTCTAGAGAAAGAAAGAATTGGCTAGAACTAGCCAAGGCAAGAGCGATAAGGAGTCCAGATGGCTAGTATGGTGACAAGCGTCAAGTCACTTAACGACGCCCTAAAAGACACGCTCAAAACTCTCAACGAGATCAATGACACGATCAAGCATATTTCTGCTCCTGCTCAAACAGCAGCAGACTCTATGCGCAAAACCATTACAAAAAATGGTCAAAGAAATCTAACCAAGGGTAGCAAAGTTGCCCTAGGTACAGACGGTGCCAACTTTACACAGGCTGGTGGTGCTTCTGCAGAAAGTAGAGTTCCTGCTTCTCAACCACAATCTGCTGCACAGGCTCAAAAGGCAAGCAATGTAAACATGCCATGGATGTCTCCTACTTTGGCAAAGTTCAGCATTGCTGGTGGAGTGGCCCAAGCGGGAGCAGGAGTTGTTGGTGCAGGTTATGCGCTTGGTCCTGATTTAGGCGCAACAATTTCTCGTGCATCAAACTATTACGCAGTATCTCAATACTCCACAACTGGTCTTGGCTATAAGCAAATTCAAACTTCTACTTTGGGTGCTTTAGGAAACGGTTTTGGAAGAGGCGTATCAGGGATAGGAGAAGATGCGGCAGCCGCTGCAATTCTTACCCAACAGTATGGTTATGCTCCAGGAAGTAGCCCATACCTACAAACTATGCGTGAAGTTGGTGGAGCGTACCGTCAATTTAATCTTGGTAATGCAGCGGCCGCTCAAGCAATTGGTGGTTTCCAGACTGGAGCAATGGGTGCAAACCTTTACCAATATGGTATTTCTCAGTTTGATAAAAGTGGAAATCCATTATCTGAATCTGATATTGCTAAACAACTCTTTAATCGTATTTTTCAAGGACGTGGTCAAGGTAACGTCAAAGGAGTTCAACAATCCTTACAGTACGGACTTGCTGGTGCAGACCTTAGCGCTTTAGGATTCTCTGCTGATCAACAACAACTTCTTCGTGCTCAGTTCTTAGCGTTGGCTCAAAACAAAAACGCAGATCTTTCAAAAATGTCTGGTGCAGGAAACCCAAATGCAGCAGGACAACAGATCATTACATCTCAAACTAATTTGATGCAAGCATCTCAAGACTCTATGATCAAGGGATACCAGGCTGCTGCAACTACTATTACTGCAGTAAATAAGGAGATGGCACAATTTGGACAATCGGTTATTCAAGCAAAAGCCTACATGCAAGGTCTTGGACAAACTGGTTTAGGTGGTGCTCTTACCTCTCTTATTGGCGGGTTTACCATGGGAGTAAAGAACATTGCAGAAGGTATGGCGGCCCTTGCTGCTGCTGAAGCAATTGGTATGCCTCTTGGTAAAGGAGGAACTAAGTTACTAAGTGCTGGACGTGGCGCTCTTTCTTTGATTAAAGGTGCTGCAACTAGGGTAGTTGCTCCTGCTGCAGTTGGATTAGGGGTTGGCGCTGCAGGAAAACAACTTGGTAAAGCACTGCACGTTAATAGCGGTGTAACACGTGCTGCGTCTGGTTTGGCGGCTGCTGGTGCTGGTGCTGCAACTGGTGCGGGAATTGGTTCAATATTTGCTCCAGAAACTCTTGGTCTTAGCATTGTTGCTGGTGGAATTATTGGCGGTATTGCTGGACTATTTAGTGGTGGAAGTTCATACGGAGGTTTTGGCGCATCGTTTGGTGCAAAAGGTGGTGCATACTCTGCAACCCCTGCAAACACCAGTGCTCTTCACCCCAACTCAGGACAAAGCAATAAACAAACTTTAAGTTCCCCTATTCCTGGAACAGCACCAACAACCATGTATGGTGCTAAAGATCCTGGCATGTGGAATGGAGCAAAGAACTATCACACAGGTGATGACTACGCTGTTCCTGTAGGAACATCTGTAAAGGCTGTGGCTGATGGTGTTGTCTTTGACGATTCTCCTGGAGCAGATTTTGGTGTCTATGTACAGATTGACCATGGAAATGGCTATCAAACTTTGTATGGTCACTTACAAAGTAAGTCAGTAAAACTAGGTCAAACAGTTGTTGCTGGTCAAGAAATTGGTAAATCTGGTCAATCAGGAAATGTTACTGGTCCACACTTACACTTTGAAGTTCGCAAAGGACATAACAATCCAGTAGACCCAGCGTCATTCTTGACTGGTACAGGTGGAACAAAACAGACTGTATCTGGAAGCACAGTAACTGCTCCTGGAACAATTCTTGGAACAGGAAGTCAACAAGATTGGGCAAAACAATTCCTAACAAACTTAGGAAAACCTGTTACAAAACAAAACCTTGCTGCTGTAACAACTTGGATGGCGTTTGAAGGAGGGCAGTGGCATAACTCTGCTCACTATAACCCACTTAACACAACACAACCAGCATCAGGTGCTGTAGACATCAACAGTGTTGGCGTAAAATCTTACGCAGATTTTAATCAAGGAATGCAAGCCACTATTGAAACCATTAATAATGGTCGTTACAAGTCTATTTTAAGCGCTCTCTCTTCAGGGAATAACACTGCAGGAGTATTGCGGGCTGTAAACCACTCTCCATGGGGAACACATATTCCTGGTTATGGTGGTGGTACATCTGGATTTGGTGCCTCTATGCCGTCTTCTGGACAAGGTGGGTCTACTAATGTTCAAATCACAGTGAACATCGCTCAAGCATCGCAAGATGAAGCAGTAAAGTTTGCAAAGAAAGTACAAAGTATTCTTGAAGAAAACAACAGCATCTCTATGATGGGAACTAGGTAATGGCTACAAATAAAAAGATCCCACTATCATCTGCTCAACTTGCTGCTAATCAAGACATTATCAATGCAGATTATCAAGCGCAAATTACTCAAAAAGTAACATATGATGCTGCTGTAAAAAAAGTTGCTACTTTAAAAGACAAACTTTATAATCAAAATAAATATTTGCAAACTACATACAATCTTTATTTAGCACTGTTGTATGAGTACGATGTTTACGAGCCTGTAAATCACCCTAAAGGACATGTAGATATTTTAACTCTTAGTTCGTCTGTTCAAAAACAAATTCAAGATGCGTACACAAAATGGCAAGCAGTTGTTGCCGAAGTTAAACAGACTGGTAATGATTTGTTGGCAGCAGATAAAGACGTAGTTACTGCTCAAAACACTTTAAACCAAGATAAAGCAGCACTAGCGGCTGCGGTTAAAGCCAACGCTGCAGGAAAACCTGCTCCAGCAGTTGGTTCTTCTGGTGCTGGAAACCCTCCTGGAGGTAATCCCCCATCAGTTATTGGAGACCCAAAACCTTACACATATAACGCTCCAATGACCTCTTCTTCTTATTTGAAGTTTGGTCCTCAAGTACTGTCTGCTAAAAATGACATGTTAATTACCGATCCAGGAGCATGGGATCATGCTCAATCAGCATGGCAACCAGACAAAGATGGAAAGTTTAAAGGTGCAAAAGGCGCTATTCAAATGAGCCAAAGTTTAGCAGCAGATGCCAGCGTGTTAACTAAAAAAACTGCAGCATCAGGTCTTGCTACTGACACAACTCCTTATGGTTTTAAATTCTTATACAACCCAACATCTGTTGGAATGTCTTGGGGTATTGTAGAAAGTTTTTCTCCTCAATTTGAACAGTCAGGTCAAGATATAGCAACCGCAATTGGTAATGGGTTACTTGCAAGTACAGTTACTTTTTCTTTAATTCTTAACCGCATTGAAGATATGATGTACATAAAAGATAGCACTGGAGAATTCTTAACTAGAAATACTTCTCCATATCCTTATACAGTGAATTCTTCAGAACGCGGTTTAATTTACGATCGTGGAACTATGTATGATCTTGAATATTTGTTTAGAGCAACTGGTGGGTATAACTCTCAATACAAATCAAGTGTTGGAAACATAGTAACAGCAGATAAAGGTTGGTTGATGCCTATTCCTGTCGAGTTGCATTTGGGAGCAAACTTACGCTATTTAGTAAGAGTTTCATCTTTAGATATTAACCATGCTATTTTTAATGAACGAATGGTACCTATATTTACAACTGTAAATATAACCTGTACTCGTTACTATGACAATCAAGTGTTATACAGCGCAGCATCAACAGCAGCGGCAGGTGGAAGATAATGTATGTAGATAGTAGATACGCAAACCCTATTACAACCCCTGAAGGGGTAATCCCAAAAGCATGGGATGCTCACCGTCAGGCATACCACATTATGATCTTGCGTAATTGGCCTACCTATGCAACCAAATTTTACACTTATGAGTGGAAAGATGGAGATCGTTTAGATCTTATTGCTAATAAATTTTTAGGTAATCCACAATTTTGGTGGAAAATTATGGACCTTAATCCAGAGGTAATAAACCCTACTCAAATATCTGCTGGAACATTACTGAGGTTACCAAATGCTTGATCCTGAACGTCAAGGAAAATTTTCTAATACTTATGAGGTTGTGTTTCCTGATTATCCAAGTTTCAACACGCAACCAAGAAAAGTTACTCTTACTCAACACATAAACAGCCATGATGTTGTTGTGTTAAGGTTTCAGTATTTTAGTACCTTAGTTGTTAACTCTTTTAAGACAGGAACACCAGTTCAAATATCTTGGAGAAACGACAAAGTTAACAAAACTTTTATTGGTTATGTTTCCCATGTCCAATACCCAACAACACAAGTTCTTAATAGATACGTAGAAATTATTTGTGTAGGTGGTTCTTATCCTCTAAAAGAAGAGACATCTAAAATTTGGGTGAACACTACGGCATCTCAAGTTGCTACAGAAATTGCTAAAAAGTTTTATTTAAAGCCGCTAGTTACTCCAAGCACAGTAAAACTTAGTCAGATATCTATGGCTGGACATACGTATTGGGAAAAACTTGTGGAACTAGCAAATAAAATTGGCTATGGAGTACAAGTATTGGGAACAGAACTTCACTTTCATCCTATAGATACAATGATTGACCAATTCATGACAACTATTCCAGTCATGTCTTTTCTAGACCCTTTTACCAACGCAACATCCATATTTGATGTTCAAACTTTAGATTCTTTTGAATCTAAGTTGGGTGATTACGTTGAAAAGCATTCAAATAACAGAACAAATAAAATAGTAGCAGGAGTTGATCCTGTCACAGGAAAAGTTTACAAAACTAAATCTTCTCCGCACACAGTTGGTTCTGCAATTCGCGCTAATACAAAAGCGCCTTTGTTTTCAAAGATTGAGTCTGGAGTTGTTGCAAATAGTGACGCTATGACAAAAGCCTTGGCTGATGCAAAAGCGCAACTATCTCGTCTATCAATCCCAGGTAAAGGTACTGGACAAGGAGATCCAAGAATTTCTCCATGGGGAACTATTGAAGTAAGAAATACAGGGGGTAATTCAGACGGGTTCTGGATTGTTACTTCCGCAAAACATGAAATGACTATTGATGGAAAATACACGGTGGACTTTTCTTGTGCTACAGACGGCGTGGGAACAAACAAGCCAAGTGCTACAAGGCCATCCTCTGCAGGAACTGTTCCAACAATTAACCTTAATTACCCTACAGCAGGAACCAACCCATCTAATTCCTATACACTGAGTACTGCTACAGCCCTTATAGACCAAACAAACACGGGCTTTAATATTGTTCCAAGAAGATGGGTAGGTGTTTGATGGCTAACGAAGTTGCTGTAACTCTTCCTTTCCATATTGATTACTCAGGACGAGTCTCCTTTACTCAAGACCAAAAAGTAATGTGGGCAGACCGAGTTAAGTCGGTCATAGGAACAGCAGTAAGAGAACGGGTAATGAGACCTACCTTTGGGACGTTAATTCCTTACGCTCTTTTTGAGTCTGAAGATGACGCGTCTACAGAAATTAAAGTTGAAATTCAAAAAGCATTTAATTCTCAATTGCCAACTTTAGTATTAACAGATTCTACCGTAACAATTGACACATACACCAATACAATAACGGCCAACATAACTTACCAATTGCCTAACAGCACAGTAATAACAACTAATCTTGGAGTACTTTCATTAGCAGGATCTAACCCACCATACGAGGAGATATTGTGACCACACAAATTTCTACAATACCAGTATCAGTTGACTACACTGCTAGAGACTTTTACTCTATTAAAGATAAGTTAATTGCCAGAATACAGGCGCGTATCCCTAACTGGACTGCCAGTGACCCTGCTGATTTTGGTGTTGCTTTTGTTGAGGCCATGGCTTACATGGGTGACTTGATCTCTTATTACATCGATAGAAATGCAAACGAGAACTCTATCTACACCGCTACTCAACGAAACAGCGTTCTCAATATCGCACAGACTTTTGGTTATACGCCAGCAGGTTATCGTCAATCGTATGTAAACTTAACTTTCTCTAACTCTGGAGATACTGACCAGATTATCTATGGAGGAACAGTAGTATCAGGGCAAGTCACCACTGGTGATGTTGTACAGACTCTGTACTTTACAACTACCTCAGACATAACAGTTGTTGGAGGAAGTTCTAATACTGTACTTGCTAAAGAAGGTCAACTAGTAACTCTAGTTTCCCCAACAGCAATTCCTACATACGGAGAACTCATTGGTACTTCGGATGGCTCTCCAAACCAAACTTACATGCTCCTTCATTCTCCAGTAGTGGATGGAACGCTATCTCTGTACATTCAAGACGGAGATGTGTATTCTCAATGGAACCAAGTTCAGCACATCACTGACTACGGCCCATCTGATTTGGTTTACACCACATCTTTTGACCAAAACGACAACTTGTTTGTCACCTTTGGTGATGGTGTTTCAGGTGCTATCCCTGTTCCTTACTCTCAAATCCGTGTGGTCTATACGGTAGGTGGAGGAGATGTTGGAAATATTGGTTCTAACATCGCTACAAACATTAGTTATGTTCCAGGACTTACAGACACTCAAGTAACTGCTCTTAAAGGAACCATCACTGTAACTAACGCAACTGCTGCTATCGCGGGATCAAACCCAGAAAGCACAGACCAGATTAGAATTTCTGCTCCTGCGTCTTTGCGTGCGGCTAATCGCGCTGTTACATTAAAAGACTTTGCTGACCTTGCACTAAGCGTAAACAATGTAGGAAAAGCACAAGCAACTGCTGCTGTTTGGTCTTCTGTCACTCTGTATATTGCCCCAACTAGAAACGCAGGAACAACAGATCTACAGCCTGGATTAAACTCAGATGGATCTCCATCTGCTGAATACACTACCTTGGCTAACAACGTTTCTACATATATGGCAGATAAACTACTTATTGGAAGTTCTCTTAGTGTTCAACCACCTACATATGTAGATGCCGTTCTTTCATTAACATACTCACTTGACCCTAAGTACAAACAATCAGATGTAACAAGTTCAATTTTGTCAACTCTATCAACCAAATATGGATACAACGCAGTATCTTTTAAAGAAACTATTTATCCTCAAGATATTGAGGCAGTAGTCAACGGTTTAAATGGAGTTAAAACTGCACGAGTAACTGGTTTATACCGTTATGGTGTTCCTATTACATCTGCTGCTGCTTCTGGAACAGCGATTACTTACACAACTAGCGCTCCTCATGGATTGAGTGTTGGATCAACTGTTACAGTTACTGGGTTTAGTCCCAGTGGTTACAATGTAACTTCTGCATCAGTTGCAACAGTTGCTGATTCCACGCACTTTACTGTTGCTAGTACGCAGTCCAGCGGTACTGCTACAGGAACTGGAGCCTTTACTGGGTACTCAACTCTAATAGGATCAGAAAACGAAATTTTTAGATTCCAGGTAAGTAACATCAATATTGGAACGATGTAGTGGATGATATTAAAAGACATTACGGAATCTATAGAGGAGTTGTTCAAGATAACAACGACCCACAAAATCAACGTAGACTTCGTCTGTCAATCCCACAAACCACAGGGTCAGAGGTAACTGACTGGGCTTGGCCTATTGATCCTTCTAACACGTCTTTTGACGTACCTGTTATTGGGCAAGGGGTGTGGGTTGCTTACATTGGTGGAGATCCTGAATATCCTATTTGGCTTGGTAGTTTTGGAACAAACCAAGGTAAAAATAAAAAGTTGTATTTAAAAGCGTTATCAAATGCTACAAGCCTTAACAATATTAACCATGAGATTATTCTTGTAACAAAAAATGACGGAACTCAAGAAGTAGATGTAACAGCAACATTAATTGCTCTTGCACAAAAAGAGTATTCTTTACAAACAACTTTGTACTCTTTACAAAATACTGTTCAGGGAATTATTGCTGGACATGGAATTCAAGGTGTACAGGGAAGTTCTGGCTCTCAAGGTTCGTCAGGAACACAAGGATTACAAGGATCTTTAGGCTCTGGAACTCAAGGTGTTCAAGGTGCACAGGGAACTATCGGTACTCAAGGTGCAATGGGATCTGGAACGCAGGGATCTCAAGGACTTCAAGGTTTACAGGGTGCTCTTGGAACTCAAGGACCTTATGGATTGCAAGGCTATCAGGGATCGCAGGGAGTTCAAGGCACTCAAGGTTTTTATGGAACACAAGGTTCTTTGGGAACACAGGGAAGTCAAGGGTTACAAGGTGCTGTAGGTGCAACAGGTATTACAGGTACCCAAGGAGTTCAGGGTACAGACGGTACCCAGGGCACACAGGGTACAGATGGCGTTCAAGGCCAACAAGGTACACAGGGCACTCAAGGATTAACTGGAGCAGGAACACAGGGTTCTCAGGGAACACAAGGAAGTGTTGGAAATACTGGTTTACAGGGAACTCTAGGAACTACTGGTTCTCAAGGCACGCAAGGCGTTCAAGGAACTCAGGGAAACTCTATCCAAGGAACTCAAGGGGTGCAGGGAGTTCAAGGATTGCAAGGCGCTATAGGTGTGGGAACTCAGGGTATACAGGGGTCAAGTGGGACATCCTCTGTAGACGTTGGAAATCTTTTTTCAGGGTTATTCTTAATAATGGGAGGATAATATCCTTAAGGTTCATGCAGTAAACAAAAGATAAAGACGAGAAAATACAATTCTAAGATAGGAAAGGAAGATTCATGACTGCGTACTACCCAAGTAACGTGAAGAATGACTTCAGCACTAAATTGAACTTCATTACAACAGTTCAAGCCGCTGATGTTAATGATCTTCAAAGTGAAGTAAGCGCTGTTGAGTCTAACCTTGGTACAAACATTGCTACTGGTTCTGGTTGGATTGGTGTTTTTGATAAGACAACCACAAACTGGCCAACTCTAAAGGCTCGTCTTGCTAACATTGAATACGGTATCAATGAAGCCCTACTTACTGGTACACCATCAGGTGGAACCACAGGACAAGTGCTTACTAAATCTTCAGGTACAGACTACGATTATGCATGGTCAACAATTAACGCTCTTCCTAGCCAATCAGGTCAGGCTGGAAACTACTTAACAACAGATGGATCAAACGCTTCATGGGCAACTCCTGAAGCAACAATTAACCCACTTCTACTCATCGGAGCATAAGGAATAATTTGTGGCTAATTATGGCGTAGCGGTATATGGGGAAAGTGTCTATGGTCAAACTAATCAGATACCTAACTCCGTATCACCAATGTCTATTACGGTGGTGTATCCAACTGAGGTATACGTAAACTGGCAAGCACCTTCTGGAACTTACTCTGCTATTCGCCTTGTTAGAAACCAAAATAGTCTTCCTGAAACTGCCGAAGATGGTGTGATTGTTTGGGAACAGGTATCTTCCTCAATAACAAAAACATCTTTCAACGATGGTGGCGGGATTGAAGATACCGCTGGCATACCTATTGTCCCTGGTAAACCAATTTATTACGCGATGTTTTTATTTACATCTGACAATGTGTGGGTTCCTGCTGGCGCTGTATACGATGTTGTTCCCACATCTCACGGAAGCACAGACTTATTAATTCGCTCATTGCCTAGAGTGTTCACAAGCAAAGAACAAACACCTATCGGTGAACCAGACCCAACCTCAGACCTTTACTATTTTACTGACGGAATTGGTTTTACATTAGACGAATCTTTAACGTTTTTAGATCTTCTTCTTCCTGATCACACCAGAATTAGCACTCCAGTATCTTTACTACCTCTTGAAACACAAAATTTTGGCCTTACTCCAGAGCCTGGAATGTCTATTAAAAGCCAAAAGCAACTTGTACGTGAAGCGTTTTATCTATATTCCCGTAAAGGAACAGCAACTGGTTTAGGGACTTATGTTGAGTCGTTAACTAATTATGCCCCAACAATTACTACATCAAGTAATCTTCTTCTCAGTGTTCAGGACTCTACTTTTTATAATAGTACTGGTAATTGGATTGCTACAAACGCAACTATCTCATCAAGCAATGATGAAGCACCTGTACAACAACTAACTGACAAATATATTGACTTGAATTACTCGTGCAAAATTGTTGCTTCAGGGGCTGGCTCTATGACCTTAGGAGCAGACTCACCAATTCTTAAAGGAGTTCCTATTACTCCTGGAACTCAGTACACCCTTTCAGCACAGATAATCTCTCCTACAAGTGCTGGCTCAATTAAACCAGCCTTAAAGTTTTACGATAAAAATGGTAAACAAATAGGATCAGATTTAACTCCAGCATCAGGTACAGCAGCAACTGGTAGTTGGGGTCAAATCACTTATTCAGCAACTACATACTCGCAATACAGTTCGGTTGTAGCAAGTGCTGTAGGAGTCTCTGGTTCCATCACTTACACAACCCCTACAACACACCAGTTTACTGTAGGGCAACACGTAACGGTGTCTGGTTTTACTACCTCAGGATTTAACGTATCAAATGCAACAATTACTGCTGTTACTGCTACTACCTTTACAATTACAAACTCTTACACTGGAACATCTCTTACAACAGAGTCAGGAATTGCTGTTCCAGCAACTAATAACGTTAATGCAGCATACGCTGGAATTACATTCTCTTGGTCAGCAGCAGGAACGTATTACATTGACTGCGTGTCTTTGCAAACAGGAGGAACTGCTTCATATGATGAAGCCCGTGCTGTAGACATTCTTCTTAACCCAAACAAATCAAATCTTATTTACAACCCATCATTTGAAAACAATGCAACAGATAACTGGACTCTTTCAGGATCTGCTTCAGTGTCTACTGTATCTGACGTGCCTTCACAGGTGTACTCAGGAAGTAAAAGTGCAAAGATTGTGGCTAGTGGTCCATGGACATTTACATCTAACCGCTCAACTATTCTTCCTGGAAAGTACTACACAGGTTCTGCGTATGTGAAGTCTTCCTCTGACATATTGCTAACTTTTATTGGTAGAGATTCCGATGGAAACATCATTGACAACGACCCATACACACAGGCAACATACGCTGACTGGACCCGTATCTATGGTACAGATCTAACAGATGCCACTGCTACTACAGATACATACGAAATAGTGTTCTCTGGTGGTGCTGGAACTTTCTATATTGACTGCGTTCAATTTGAAAACACATTTAGGTTTAACCCCACAGTTACTCCTCACTTTGCTCCTACAGACTATATTGATGGTTCGTTACCAACATCTGTAGGGTGCGTGTGGTCAGGAACTGCTAACAATTCCCCATCTTATCTGTACATAAACAAAGACTTAAAAGTCTTGGCTTTGGCTCAAACACTTGGTGATTGGCTTCCAGAAAACGTTTTTTGGCGTGTCCGAACCTATGCAGCAGTGGAGTACAACAACCTAACCGTGTAGTATGCGGACATGGTCAACTTACTAATCTCCGTAATTCTTACAGGAATGGCAGTTACATACGCCATTGAGTTTTTAGATTTGATTACCTACGTAATTGTAGATAAATCGTTTCTTAATAAACTCCTACCAATGCCGTTAAGTCTTGGCGCACTTTATCTTCTCAAATATTGGGATCTTAAATTAGTTGTTGCAGTACCTGCAGCATCATTCTTATCTTTGATGATTAACAAGTACCTCAATAAGCCTGTTGTCTTTGAAGCGCGTCGACAGTTGCCACGCCTATGAGAAGAATATCGGTAGTATCTTTTCAAAACATCGATGTGACAGAAGGACTTGAAGAACTCGTCCTTATGTATGACGATCCTTTTATTCTTTTTCCAATCACTTCTAACAAGTTATTTGTTGAAAGCGTATGGAATGTCATTAAAAAACACGGCCTAGAGTTTCACGCCTATTTCTCAGAGAACAGCGACTTTACAAATGTTGTCCTTAGCGGATCAAAGAACTTTACTAAGGTAAACAACCCCATCAAAGAGGTTGTAAAGATGATCAACATACCTGATGACGTTCTTGCCATCGTATGGGATGACAGTCCAGAGTCTCACACAGTCCTACACTCCGTAGAAGACTATGGGGCAGAGACATGGAACATCATGGACGGATTAGATGTGATTGAGATTGACCATGGCGATCCAGACCTTGATGAGGACGAAATCCTGGAGGCGATCGAAGACACCTTCATGAGCCTTGTGGACTTGTTGGCTGGCTACATCACCACCAAGGTGGTAACCCTGCTCACCGAAGAAGTCAACGCTCACCTGGACAACCTAGAAGGTCGCAACGACATCGACCCGTTTGAGGAGTAGTCTGCGCCCGTGCAAATCCCTGAGGGCGCTTATTCCGCTGACATCACCGATTACCAGTTCCGACTCCTGGCCTTTATGTGCCTGAATTCGGGCGCTGACGGCCGTTTACAGGCCTCTGTAGCCGAGTTGGGTAGTCAGACTGGCAAATCTAGTGACAGAACCGTTAGAGATGCCATTAAAGCCCTACAAGCCAAGGGGTTCTTGACCGTGGTCAACACCAAAAGAGCCAACGGATACAAGGGCAAGAACGTCTACCAACTGACGGTAGATTACCCATCTGAACTGACGGTAGATTACCCATCCTCACCTGATAAGGTGATCAATAGTTCAGATAGTAATATTACAGATATACAACTAGTACCTAGTAGTAATACTACAAATAGTAATAAATTAAAATATTCTGAATCAAAGATTCGAAGGGAAATCCTTATCCCAATGAAAGGCTACGACGATGGCGAAGATCTTGCAGGCTTTGGCCTTGTTGAGGACAGGGATGCGCCACAGCCTAAGATCCGAAAGAACGATCCAAGAACCCGTGGAAAGCGACCAGAGCATGAGTGGACTGCCATGGACGTCGCTGCTGAGTTCTCTTACAGAGTTGGCAAGAAGTTCCCACTCCTACCAGGAACAGTCAACGTCAAGCAACTCTCAGGAGCCCTTGCCAAGTTCAGAACCCAATACCAAACCACACCACTCCTAGAGTTAGAACTTCTCCGCCTCTTCATGGCGGATGAACGCAACTTTACAGACGTTGGAGATGAGGCTCCGTATTTGTACAAGCGCTTCCTTGCATCGTTTCGAACCAAGATGAACCAAGCACGCCAGAACCTTGGTCTTCCACGGATCGCCAGCAAAGAGTTTGACGAAACTCCAAAAGCATCTGCTAGTGTCCTCACTGCCAGCGATGGTCGCACATTCCAAAACACCATGTCAGGTCGTGCACAGATGCAACGCCACGAATTGCGGCTCAAAGGAGCAAACAAATGAGAGAAGTATTTGGATACGTATTAGTAGTTTTAATTACATCAGCAGCAACACACTTAATAACACGAGGAGCAACATGGCTAAGAAAGTAACTAAGAAGTTCACCGCAGATCTCACACTCAACACAGAACAAGGTGGAGGATGGATGGCATTTGTCTCTGTGGTAGGAGAAGATGGAACTGCTGAAATCATTTTGTCAACTGCATGGAAAAACGCATCAGCAGGTAAGCGTTGGATTAAATCAAAGGTTCTTGAACTAACTCCTCGTAAAAGCGTGAAGATGATTGCTGGAGAGAAAGTTGACGCTGCAGGCAAAGTAGTTTCATTTGCTGGCGAACTAACCTTTAAGGCGTAAATGTACGACATCACTCAACTCTCTTCTTTGAAGAGGCACTGGTTACTTCGCACCTCTAATATCCCAACACGATTTCTAGGCTTAGAACCTAGCGACATCATTGAAAAGGCTGGATATTTTCCAGCAGAGATCAGTGATTGGATTGACATGGTTATTGAAGGCCAAGTCATTAAGAACATTGGGAACTTAGGAACTACTGGCGTTGGTCTTCTCCTTGACGGAGGGCCTGGTATCGGTAAGACAACTCACGCAGTTGTTGCAGCCATGGAAGTTATCCGCAGACTTCCTGATGATGATGCGGCTTTGTGCCATGCCTTTGGAATTAAGAACTCTGATTTTGGTATGAGTTTTCGCCCTATCCATTACTTAACTTACCCAGAGTTTCTCTCACTAAAGAAGTCAACCTTTGACCAGGAAACTGACCACAGTGTTACTGACCGAATCGATGGCTTACATGGAAGATCTCGGTTTGACTGGTTAAATGTGCGAATTCTTATCATC